GGTAAGGTCTATGGTTGTAATGCCATTTATAGAACTAATCCAGATGACATAGATGTATTAACCGCAGTTGATAATGGCATAATACATGAGATTTACCATAGTGGTTTTGCAAATAAGAAACCATGTTGGTTTAGAAACTGGACTAAAGTGCCAGGCATGATGTATGAGTCAGTTATTGAAGGTATGGTAGGTAAGGCAGAGTTAGAAGAGTTAAAAGATTATGATGTCATAACCACAAACGAGAGAGGCACATCACAGGAGTTTGTGACACACGGCGCTAATCTACAAGGTCAGGTTAATATATTAAGACAACAAAGAAAAGAATATCCTAGTGCAACAAAAGATATTTTAAAAAAGAAAATTAATCATAATACTTTATATGTTTCATGGATTAAAGAACCTGATTACTCAAAAGATATAAGAGAATGTTGGGAAGAATATAAAGATCATGGTTGGGCCTGTGGTGCAAGTGCAGGATTTATTGCCTGTAAGATAGAGAAACCAAAAGAGGTATATCTGATAGGGCATGATCTAGTCTCAGATACAGATAAAATTAACAATATCTATTCAGGCACAAAACATTACATGGCAAAAGATAATTCACCCACACCTCATGTAAATTGGGTAGATCAATGGAATTCTTTGATGACTTGGAATCAAAACATTAAGTTTTACAAAGTCAACAAAGCAAGAGATAATATGCCTACTAACCAGAAGTTGAAAGAGTGGGAACAATGGGAAAAGAAGGGCATATTAACATATATCACACAGGCAGAGCTGCTTGACAAACTGAGTCAAAAGTGATATACTAAACTAGTATGATTGACAATATTATAATTAATGTTTTAGACAAGATTTCATCTGCTTGTGAAACACTAAAAGAATGTGTTAAAAACAGAAAACTACCTGAGGCTTGTTATAGTGAAAAGGCAAGATCCGAAGAGGTAAAAAAATGGGCAAATGACAAGAAAAGGAAGCATAAATAATATTATATTTAAATTAATACATAAACAAATACATACAAGGATACATACAAATGACAAGTGCATTAGAACAATTAAAAAAATCAAAATCTAACTTTGATATTCTTTCAAAGAAACTAGAGTCAACAATAGAACAACCAGACAAAAAGAAATCTTACCAAGACGACAGATTCTGGAAACCTGAACTAGATAAATCAGGCAACGGATATGCTGTGTTTAGATTCTTACCTGCTATAGAAGGCGAAGATATGCCATGGCAGAGAGTATGGCACCATGCGTTTCAAGGACCAGGTGGCCAATGGTATATTGAAAACTCTTTAACAACATTAAACAAAAAAGATCCTGTATCAGAGGAGAATACTAGACTCTGGAATACAGGCATAGAAGCAGACAAAGAGATTGCTAGAAAGCGTAAAAGAAAATTACAATACTATTCTAACATCTATGTTGTCAGCGATCCTAAACATCCTGAGAACGAAGGTAAAGTGTTCTTATACAAATTCGGTAAAAAGATATTTGATAAGATTACTGAGGCGATGAACCCAGCGTTTGAAGATGAGAAGGCAGTAAACCCATTTGATTTCTGGGAAGGTGCAAACTTCAAATTGAAAATCAGAAAAGTAGATGGTTACTGGAACTATGATAAATCTGAATTTGAGCCAGTCAGTAGATTAAAACCTACCGATGAAGAGATTGACAAAATCTGGAAATCTCAGTACGCTCTAAAGGCCTTCATTGATCCTACTAACTTCAAACCTTATGATGAACTCAAAGAGAAACTGAATAAGGTGTTAACAGGAACAAGAAGCACGGAGACCGTAGAAGATATAGACCTCCCACCTGTCAGTAATGACATACCTAAATCTTCAAACGGTGCTGTGGAGAAAGAGGAATCATCTAACGACGGAGATGATCTGTCGTATTTTAGTAAATTAGCTGAAGACGATTCCTAATATCTATCTCTCTCACTTTCTCAAACGGGAGGCCGAAAGGCCTCCCACACTTATGAGGAGATATAAATAAAACTATAACGACTTATTGTTATCATTGGGACAACAACAACTCGTTTTAATTTAAAGGAGAATATATGTTATATTCATTACAAGAAGTCATTAAATTTGATGACACAAAAGCAAAAGACTTTTTCATAAAGTCATATAAAAAATACAATCACTTAGGCGAAAACATTAAGTTTGAACTAGTCAAAGTAGGTTTAGATAAAATAATCCAAGAAGATACAGACGACAAAAATCTAGGTAGAGAGTTTGCTCATACTCAATTAGAGTTGCAAAACATCTCTAACGATTTAGCAAACGGTGTAAAACCTTGGGAAGATTTACCTGTGATTGTTAAGATAAATGATCCAGATATTGATCCAAAATTCAAGTATAAGTTAGTTGCAGGTTTTGGTACACTAAGTGGATTAAAAACAAACGGCATGAGTGAATATTGGTTTTACGAAGTGTCAGAAGCAACACCATCACAGATTGATGAAATATCATCATTTGAAAACACCTCACATATTGCAGATACAAAATATAATACAGGTGAAGATGGTATTGTATATCACATAAAAAATCAAATTGCTAAAAAACATAAATCACTTATTAATACAGAGGACTCAATTCTTGCATATATAGATAGAGTTTGGCCTGGTATGGCTGCAGAACCAAAAGGTCGTATCTTGTCAAGGGCAAGAAACCTTCAAACTAAGAATAGAAAGTTTAAAGAGTATGGTTTGCCTGAAATAGATAATTGGTTAAACGAAACAGCAGATGACTCTGCTAAGTTTGTGTACAAAGGTATATTTGATAAAAACAGAAAGGCATATGGCTTTACTGCTAAGAATGTGCTTGATCCTATCATCAATGCTATGAAGAAGTATAATGAAACAGGTAAGCGATCTTATGTTGTATTGTCTGTTAAGAGACCTGGTAAAACTCAATCATTAATACAAATGAGAAAAAATAAAGTTAACGAATTTAATAAACTTTTAAATGAGTTTAAACAATTAGGTGTTAAGAACACTAACTTTATTTCAATACTAGGGTTTATGCCACAAGATAAAGAGGTAGACCAAGATATGAGATTCTTGGTTGATGTAAATGGTAAGTCAATTAAGAATGAAAATAAAAAGGCTGCCTAATATAGACCGAAGAGCGTACAAGGGCTTATTTAAGCCCTTGAACCCTCAAAAATATAAAGGCAATCACAAAAATATAATTTATAGATCAAGTTGGGAAAAAAGATTTATGGGTTATTGTGATAAGAAAAAAGAGATTATAGAATGGGGTAGTGAAGAATTTGCATTATTTTATAGGGGCGTAGATGATAAAGTACATAGATATTATCCTGATTTCTTTATGAAGGTCAGACAACCTAACAATACAATCAAAAAGTTTTTAGTAGAAATTAAACCTAAATATCAGACACGAAAGCCACAACCTGGTAAGATCAAATCAGCATATTATAAAAAAGCATTAATGACCTATGAGACAAATAGGCGTAAATGGGCAACGGCATTTGCATGGTGTAAAAAGCGTAATATGACTTTTAAAATACTGACCGAAGAACACCTAAAGACCTTTTAAAACATCATAAATAGTAGTATGGCAAGTGTATTTGACACAATAAAACAAGCGGCTGGGCAAGGTAATAAGTCTCTAAACTGGTATAGGAATACCGTAAATAGACTTGTTGGTAAGACATCAGCAACACAATTGTTTAGACAAGGCACACTTAATACAAGACCTAGTATAGGCAGACTTAACTTATTTGGTTATGATCCTAAGTTAAAAAGAACTCTACCTTACTATGATGTGTTCCCCCTTGTATTGCCATTAGAACCAATACCAGGTGGTTTTATGGGTATGAATTTTCATTACTTACCACCTCTATTGAGAACAAGATTATTAAGTAGAGTACAACAATATGCTGACAACAGAAAATTTGATAAAGGCACAAAGTTTGATGTCAGTTATGATGATTTAAAAAATGTTAATATTGTTAAACCTACAATTAAGAAATATTTGTATAGTCATGTAAGAACAGGATTTTTAAGAATAAATGCTGACGAGGCTGCAACAGCAGTATTTCTACCTGTACAAAGATTTAAAAAGGCATCCGATGCTAAAGTATATTCAGATAGTAGGAGATTTATCTAATGGCGATATTTAGACAACGATTACCAATACCAGGACCATTTGACATTAGAATAGGTCTACCTAGAGATAAAGGTTTTGATCCTAGAAAAGCTAGAAAGAGATTAAGTCAAAAAGCAAATCCTCAAACTACAATTAATAGGTTCAGGTCTTTCATATCAGGCGCTGAAGGTCTTTATAGACCTGCTAAATTTTTAGTGGGACTAGAATTTCCTAAAACATTAACAGGTGATATTGCAAGTAATGAATTTACAGAATACACACTTGATAGAGATTTCTTAACACAAACAAGAACATCAATAAAAGATAGATTATACTTTTTCTGTTCAGACGCTTCAATACCTGAAAGAACTATATCAGATGTAGGTGACGCAGCCGCATATGGACCTGAAAGAAAAATAGGTCGTGGTTTAGAATATGCACCTATTACGCTACAATTTATGTTAGATTCAGAATTAACAGAAAGAGTTATATTTGAGTCTTGGCAGAATTTAATAATTAACAGCAGAACTTTTAATGCTAATTTTTATAATGAATATATCGGTAGAATATTCATATATCCAT